AACGCCAGTGGATTACAGTAATTCCACCGTCTGCCAAGTTACGTTCTGTCATTGGTACTGACCATGTGTATTGGATTGCCATAATGTTTTCTCCTATATTGCAGCAATGATGAACGCTAGTAATTCGCTGTAGCGAACACCCATGCGTGATCTTTCTTCGCCAGTTTCTTCGTCAGTCCAAGTTGTGTGAATGAACATAGCATAGTCACCAGCGTCTAATCCTTCAGCCGCAAATGCAGCTTGTAGGTCTTGTGCAATGATACCAAAGTGCGTTCTGGCTTCATCACCCTTTTCTTCTACAGCATCACGCCAACGGAACTTACGCAGCAAGCCTTTTGCAGCTACAGCCACACGTTGCTCTGCGTCTGTTAGCTCCGCAATGTCTTGCTTTTCGTTTTGATCAGATGTTTGGATTGTGCCGTTGGTAGCATAGATGTCGTCAAAGCGAACAGTTGACCTGCCCAAGTCAATAGCATTATCTCTATTATCACCAGTCAATACGTTCCCCGGATATAAAGCATTCACTGAATCATTAGCTTTAAGGCCAGTATCTCCAGCTCCAAATATAACAGTAGAAGTACTTGCCCCAGCAAATGCTGTAGTACCATTTGTAGCAGTCCCAATACTCCCCACAGTGGTGCCGTCTTTGCGGAAATCAACAATGTCGCCGTCTGATGTAAGTCTGTTTAATATCAAAGGTTGCGCACTATCACGGCTAACAGTAAGCTGCCCTCCACCCGCACGATAAACAAGACCTTCATCTGTTGACGTGTTATACAAGGTGCTATTAGTAGTCCCCACTAGCAAGTTACCGCTGCTGTCGATGCGCATCTTTTCTGTGTTGCCAAGTCCATTTGTAGAAACCAAAAACTGCAAGTAGGCGTCATAGTTTCCATGCGTAGCATTTGATTTTTTTGCCGCAAGCCCACCAAATGCTGCTGTGGTTGTTCCTGTGTAATAACCGCCCATCATTATTTGACCGCCAATGTCAGCGGCAATGGCGTCTGTTACACTTGCTAAAATAGTTCCGCCTGAGTCCAAGGCTTGTGTTGTGCTTGAAACATTTAACCTAGAGGAGATGGCAGGCGAACTCGTCCCAATCCCAACATTACCGCTGCTGTCGATGCGCATGCGTTCTGAGGCGTTAACTACAAAGCTCAACTCATCGTCTGAATGGGTGTAATTAATCTGACCTCGGGTTGCGGTGTCGGCATCACCAAACAGGATACCGCTAGTGCCAGTATTTGTTCCAGATGCTAATAATTGTAGTCTTGGGTTAATAGCTTGCACAACTAAAGGATAACTTGGCGAATCTATGCCGATGCCAACCCGTCCGCTGTTGTCGATGCGCATGCGTTCTGTGGTGTTTGTTCCAAATGCAAGACCTACATTCCCAACAGAGTAGATCGTGGCCTCATTTGCAGCTCCTATACCCCCAGTAGTGTAAGATGCTCCATTTGTCCCAGCAAAAATACCAGTATTATTACCCCCCAAAGCAAGAAAACCGCCTTGCTCAGATGATCCTGTGTTATTTGACGTTGTTACTTTTATACCACCACGACTATCAGCAACATGAGAAATTTCTAGCTTTTGACTAGGCGAAGTCGTCCCAATTCCAACATTTCCGCTACTGGTGATGCGCATGCGTTCTGTGCCGCCAGTCCTGAACACTATTGGGCGAGTGTTATTTTCGGCATCGCCACTGTCTATCTGTAAGCCAGAAGCCTCATACAATCTGCTTACTTGCGTCAAAGTATTATCAGATGAAACAGCAATACCGCCAGATACATGAAGCTGCATAACTGGCGATGTTTCACCAATGCCAACATTACCGCTACTGTCGATGCGCATGCGTTCTGTGGAAGCAGTGGAAATGCTTAAATTTTGTGATGCTTTAATACTAGCGCCACCGCCAGCACCACTACGAGCAACCCCAAACAACAGTGAGCCTGTTTCGTTATTGTTGTATAGCTCTATATGGTTAAGACTATTAGCATTATTAAGTGTATTTTTAACTTTAATAGAAGCGTCTGTAGAGCGTTCAACATGCAAACTTGCTGAAGGACTTGTCGTCCCAATGCCCAAACTCTCAGCACTCGCATCCCAGAAGAACTTTGCCGTGGTGCCTGTGTCCTCGTAGAAGCTGATGTCGCCGTTTTCACTAAATAAAGCCAAACGTTCTGAAGTAGTGTTGTTTCGACTGAAACCTATATAAGTACCTGCTTGGTTATTATCTGTATCTACCTGTAACTCAATCTGACCTAACGAAGAAATCTTACCTGCGTTATCAATAACAAGATTATCAACGTCTGCTGTCCCATCCACAGTCAGCCCATCGCTGGTCAAAGTACCCGTGATGTCTACGCCTGTGCTGGTGGTGGCGAGTTTGGTGGCGTTGTTGTGATAAAGCGTTACGGCTCCGTCTGTTGCAAATATAGCTTTGTTTTCCGTTGCTGCTGCATTTTGTACAACTAACTGATCGGCCTGAACGTAAAGACTTCCCGTTGACGATAGCTCTTTAATTATTCCTGAGTTTCCATCACTATAAATCTGTAGGTCAGACCCTGCGCCGAAGATGGCTTTGTCGTTGTCGCCAAAGGATAAGTCATTTGAGATGGTTGCATTACCGTCGATCTTATCAATAGCGTCATTGATCTTGGTACGAACTGATGCAAGGCTTTCGCCATTATTGAATGTCGCCATAATGCAACCCCTCTATATATTTATGATACTTGAATAACGCCGTCTGTCGCTGAGAAGTCTAGCGTAAAGCTATCCCCATCGTTTAGCGTCAATGACAAGCCATAATCATAATAGCCAATCAGCGGATCGGCTGGCGTTGCCACAGTATCATTGTAAATGTAAACGTAGCGGAATGGCCCAACATCGCCGCCTGATGCAGTCAACGTAATGTCGTCTAAAACCAGCTTATATGTGCCGCTTGTTTGCGTGGATGATGATGTTGTCACGTTGCGTGTTGAGCAATTCGTATAAGAAACTTCAGTCACGTTGCCCAAGATGCCGTTGCCGTCTGTCGTTGGGTCTGTGCCTTCAGCGGATGGGGCGGTGTTTGACAATGCCACAACGATCTGGTCACTTTCCAAATCCATGTTATGCACTGCGTTCACAACGAAATCGTTGATCTTGTTAAATGTTGCCATTTTGGAACTCCAGATATTTTAAGCATATGCAAGCGCATTCTAGCGCATTTTAAGGTGTTTGCAAAGGTTAGGTTGGTTTAGTTGGCCAAGTCGGGTTGCGCGGGTCAGTGGTGTTGGCGGGAAGGTCACGCAAGGCTTGGCGGTAAGTGGCCCATGCGGCAGCGTCTACAGGTGCGTCAGCAACTTGCGTCCAATCTGATTGAGCCAGTAATTCATCCCTTTGCGACCTTAACGCTTGCATGTCCAAGGCATCTTGTTCTGCATCAGTTGGGCCAGAGAATGTATCAGTGGCCGCATCGTAGTACCAATGCAGTTGATCTATGTAATCATCTGATTGAACTTCAGCATAACCAGAAGCGGGTGTGTTTGATTTGTTAGACCAACCAGAAATTGCACCAGTTGTAATGTTGTATGTTACATACATCTTGCTGCCCCTACTTGGTAAACTCAATCACAGATAACGAATATCTATCCGCTGACATTTCATCTTCACTAGAACTGCCCCCGCTAAAATAGAAACCCATTGTTGCAGTTCCAGAAGCAGCACTTTCAATAGCTAATGCCGCCGTGAAAGTGGCCGTATAACCGTTGTTTTCAAGTGTAACATTACCAGCCGCTCCAACATTAGTGCAAGGTGAGGTTACAACCGTTGAGCCATCATACAGCACAAAATAACAAGTATTCATGCCACTAGGATCGCTGCCAGAAATCTTTTTAATAGTAAGGGTAGCGGTTCCGATCAAGGTTGAACCTGCTACTATACCCGAAAGAGAAGCATAGTTATTGTAACGGTACATAGTCTGTGCGCCAAACCCAAGTGCTGAGCGAATAGCCGCAGTGGAGTCGGCTGTCGAATTAGCATCAAATGAGCTTGTATTACCACCAGTAACCACATCTGCAAAAGTAAGCCCAGGCAATTCATTTACAGTAAGCGTTCCAGTTCTTATATCATTAGCATTCAGCGTCCCACGGATGATGGCATTCTGAAACTCTGCATTGCCAGTATCACGTTCTATTTTCCAACCCGCACTGCCAGCTACATAGTTATCGCTTTCTAAATCAGTTGTTACTTGGATCGCATTTGAAAGGCTGCCAAAACTGACAGTGACAAGTCCCGTAGAACCATTCTTTGTAGCCGTAAAACTAGCTGACCACTCATAAACCGAAGTGTCTGTAATATCCACGGCTGGCTGGGTCTGCGAGTAATTCGCGGAAAGACCCGTAAGCAAACCTGTTGAAAAGTTGAACCCTGTTGCTGATGGAGCCGAAGGTGTCCCAGCTTGTAATATTTGATAGTAAACCCTACCCGTGACCACAGTGTCGCCGTCATCACCATCCGCTCCATCTGCACCATCTTGGCCAGCGGTCAACGCGGCATCGGTTGTCACTGGATCGCTTGCAACTACTGTACTTGTATTAGGCGGCGTTGTAAAATCAATAGCCTCAACCCAATAGTAATATGTTGTGTTCTCAGCCAACCCGCCATCAACAAACCTGTCAGCCGATACGAATGCAATATGATTAGACGGCTGGCTGTTACTGGTGCTTCGGTAGACATGGTAACCCTTTAAGTCGTAAAGATCACCGCCGCCAGCTTGTGTGGTTGGCGCAGTCCAATCTAATGTGACGCTTTTAACCCCGCCAGTTGCGCTTAATCCAGTTACGGGTGATGGCGCGATAGTGTCACCGCCAACTGTGTGAGGAGATGCCGCAACCCAAGTGCTTTTTCTGCCAGTTGTCATAACCGCGCGAACACGAATGTTATACTGTTCGCCAGCCTCAAACGGGCCAAGGATGATGCTATTCTGACCAGCTTCAATCTGCGCAGATGCGTAATCTGATGCGCTGGTCAACTTCCACTGGACTTCGTGATGGTCAATGAATTTGTTTGTACCAGCCGTCCAAGCTACCTTCACTTGTGCAACAAAAGTTCCATCAGTCTGAACAACACCCGTGTCAGTAACCGCTATGGATGACGGCGTAATGCTATCTGAAGG